ACGGCTTTTGCTTGTTCCATTTTTTGCTCTCCTTTTTGACTGCGGCTGCTTTTGCAGCTGGTGCATCTACCTGTGGAAATTCGCCCTTGTATGGCACAAATTTAGGTATGCCAAAACCGACGATCTCTTTGCCTTCTCCGTACGATCTGACCTTGACCATGACCATGCCACCATTGCGTTGATCGCCTGTCCCAGACGTATTGCCTTCAATGGTCAAACATGTCTTTGTGTCAATCAGTCCGACAACAATTCCAATGTGTGAAATGCGATCGACGCCGTCATGTGGAAAGTCCATAAATGCCAAATAGCCAAGCTGAGGCATTGTTGACCAACGCTGCATTTCCTTAAATTTATGTGCACCAGCTGCTGTGCTGACCACGTTTGGAATTTTGACGCCAGTCTGTGCAGCGCACCAATTGACAAAGCTGCCGCACCACGGCAAACCGTCTGCCTTCATAAATTTGCCGTACTTGGTGAGGTTGTCGCCTTCCTCAATTGTTCCAACCTCAGCTGCTGCGACCTCGATCAGTCGGGCATTTGTGCCGTCAGGATAGTTACTCATCAGCTTTACTTAACTTCGGCTTCATTAGCTGCTAATTGCGCTTCGTAGTGTGCCTTGGTCATTGAAGTAAATTCTCCATTGCCACGATCAATAATTGCGTGTTCTACATCATCAATCGTAATAAAAGTTACATTGTCCATTTTTATAGCTCCGCATTAAAGCCTAGATAGGCTGATGAAGATGTCCCAATTAGGAAATCTGTTCTGTAAAGTGTAAGTAAAGTCGATCCAGTTGTTAAAAGAGAAAATTGCGTAGTATTGCTTATGCTGCTTACAGTTAATGTAGTAAAATTAAACACATTGTTTCCGGGTTCGTGAATCTGTAAAGATGAATAATCAACAGAAGTTGGCACAATTCTCATAGAAACAGGCGCGTTGTAAATTAAGGTTGTGGTTGTTGTGGAATCTGCCATACCTATAGCAAAACGACCTAAATTTCCACTTGATGTTGTGCGTACATAATACCTCTGGCACATAGCCAATTCAGCCTGTGGGCTTCCACCGCTTGCAGTCTGGAATGGTGTTGCCTTTGATCCAGCCTCAACCTGAACGCCCCAAATATCAAATGTGTTTGATTGGATTCCTAGTGAAGATGCTCTTGTTGCTAAGTCAGAACCAGCAGATAAGAAAATACCAGCCGTTAATAAACTTGTGGTTCCTACAGTTTTACCGCTTAAGTTATTTAAAGTAGTAGTTAAAGAATATCTCGCCCAAGAAGTAGAAATTTGAATTTTACCTAAAGGATATTCAACAGTAGCAGAACCGCCACTACCAAAATTTTGGCGAAGTTCTAAAGCAACAGAAGGTGTCCCAGTTGCCGCTTTTGCATAAAATGAAAAGGTAACTGTAGTTCCAGCCAAAGTTGTGACATTTTCAATGTTTTGTTGAAATGATGCTCGTGATGCGGTAGTTGTTTGACCAGTTGTAACACATCTAAAATAATTTGTTGGTTGTCCGTAGCCAGTAATAGTTAATTCATTTGCTGTAAAAGTTTGTGGAGTAAAGGTAACCGTGCCATCTCCAGCAACTTGCGTTTGCCATCTATCAAATGCATATATGCCAGTTGTTGTAATACTAGTAAAAGCTCTTTGATTGATTCTAAAGTCGGCATTTATTAACTTATTCTTACCTGCTTGGCCATAGCCGACATTCCAAACAGAAGTGTCAACGGCTTGTCCAAACACTTCAAAATCTGCGGGAAGGTCAGTAACCAAGTCGGTAGGCGTTGGCATTTGCCAAGCGTAGTTTGATGTTGGATTTGTCATTGTTTGTCCCCTTTACGCCACAATTGTGGCATTTTCCCAGTCTAATGTCGGCGACACGCCTGACCAGTTAAATGAATTAGATACTTCGTTCCATTGCAAGACTTGCAATGAATAAGCCAATGGGGAAATTGTCAATGAAATGGAAAGGGTGTTGTAACCAGCTTGAAAACTCCAACCTTCGACAAAGCCTCGGAAGGTTGTTCCCATGTTGGCGGGTAGGTCGTTTATTGCCACTGCCTCACCCATAAATACGCCAATAAGGTTGTCTCGATCGCTGTTGTCCAGTTCAGGATTTGTCAAGTCAAAGGTAATCTCACTGAAATTTGCTTGCGGGTCTTTTCTTAGTGTCAAATAAAAATTTGCTTGCTGGGTCGCATCAGCTGCGTCATGCAAGGTTGTCGTAATGATCTGGGAAAGCGTGCCGTATTCCAAAATTGAATCTGCGTCGCTTGCGTTTTGCTCTGCACTGCTGGTTGCGCCGTATTTAATTGTGACATTGTTTCGCACGTCGCCTGCTCTAGTTTCAACGCGCAAACCAGCTGCACGTGCTTGATTGGCTGTAAGTTCAACATAGCCATTGTTTGACACGTACTGGCTGCGGTGTGTCGCATCAGCGTATGAAATACGACCAAACGCGTCCTCGTAAATGTAGCCAAGACCTGAAGTTGCCAATGCTGAAACAAGGCTGTAAACATCTGTGCGCTGGCTAGTTCGCGCCGCTAACTCATAATCACCTGGTCGATCGATCTCACCAAGTCCAACGTTTTCTGCTGTCGCCCATGTCGTTGTTGGGTCATAGTCTGCCCACGTTTCAGCCGCTGGCACTTCTGCCCACGTGTCAAGCAATAATTCAGACAAAATCGTGTAAATCTGATCGCCGTCAAAGTCCTTAGATAGCACACCATTTGTTAACGCTTTTGGCAAACGAGACAACGCGCCAAGTGCTGTGATGCTGTAAGTCTGGGTAAACATTGTGCTGCCTACGTCGCGCACCTCAACGGCTATGTCAACGACTGTGCCACCAAAGATCGGCACGTATGCAGCTGATGTGTCCTGCACCTGCACTGAAATGCTGCTGTTGATGCTAACAGGTATTGTGGCTTGATTGACGTCCAGCAGCTGCAAATTGACGTAACCAGCTTGCGCCTGTTCGTAAATGTTTGTACGACCCGATCTAATCGTCAAATTTGCCAATATTGCGTCTGTGTAAGCAACACCGTCAATCTCTACCAGCCAAACTGGTGTCCACTGCGTCATGCTGTTGCAAAGGCTGTTGCGCCGCCTGTACCGCGATAAAACGAATTGTTCAAGGTTTCAACAATTGTGCGCGCAGTGCCCTCTTTGTCGATAGCGCCGCTGACGTTAAGATTAATTGTTGTGCCCGTTGATGCCGTTCCCGTAGATCGTGTTCCAGCAGAATTTGATGTAACCACCTTTGATGCAGCCACACTGGTTGAGGCAGCAACCTTTGCAGCACTTGCCACGCCGCCACTTGACGCAGCTGTTAAACCGCTTGATGTGCTAAAACTTTGCCCCCCGGGCATTGTGCCGCTAAAACCCGCCGACCCTGATGAGCTTGCCGACGTAGCACCTATTTTTGGAATTGAGGCAACATCTTTGCCAAATTGTATTGCGTTGTAACCTTTAATGATTAGGTTGATGCCGTCAATGGCAGTGTTCAATAAAGGTTTGATTGCACCCAATACCTTGCCAATGATTGTCAGGACAACGGTAGCAACGTCGCCAATAACGCTAACGGCTGCCCCTAGTACCTTGCCAATGATCGGTGCAACATACTTAACAACGTCAAAAAATGATTGCAGGTTTTCTTTGTTTTCCGCAATAACATCTTTAATTTTGCCAAACTGAGTTTGCATTGCCTGAAATATTGGTGTTGCAATGTCTTTAATTACCTTTGCAACGTCACTGATTACCTTGCCAAACCCGTCGCCTTTTGTCAGGCTGAAGGCGTTGCTAAACGCGTTGATTGCTGGCAATGCGGCTTGGTTAATGAAATCAAGTAATTTGCCAAGAATAGGCAACAAGGCAGTACCGACGGTTTCTTTTGCTTCATCAAATGCCACCTGCACACGTGCGATCTGTCCAGCGTAAGTGTTTGCGTTTGCAGCTGCCGCGCCACCAAATAGATCGCTCAGCTTGCTTTGTACTTGCTCAAAACTCATAGTTTTTAATTCGGCAGCAGATAAACCAATGCCTAGTTTGCCAAGAGCTGTTGTATTGCCGTCGTACGCTCTACCCAACGCGTTTGCGACTGTTTCAAGTGGCTTGCCTGTTGCGGTGCTTATGTCTAAAGCTTGCGCCAATAATTGTTGCGCTTTCTCGGTGTCACCTGTTGATCTAACTAAGCGTCCTAATGCTGGGCGCAGGTCATCATCTGCCACACCTGTTGCCAATGACATTTGCAAAATTGATTGCTCGGTTGCCTTGATTTGTGCTTGCGTTGCACCTGTCGCATTTTCCAATGCCAGTGCTAATTGTGTTTGTGCCTTTTCGTCGGCTATTGCAGCCTTGACGCCTTCAATACCAATTGCAATGGCGGCAGCACCAGCAGCGGCGGCAGCTGCGGCAAAAGCTTTGCCGATCTTTGCACCAGCCTTGCCAATCTTTGTGCCAAAACTATCAACGTCACCACCTGCGGTTTTTAGTGATTTGTTAAGGTCGCTGACATCTCCAAGTATGGAGAGTTTCAATGTACGGCTTTTTTCTGCCATTATGTGTACTTCTTAATAATCTTAGACAAACCTTGTTCCCACTTTTTTACAATGTCAGGTTGGACTGATCGCAGGGTTGGATAAATAAACCAACCGCGTGTGCCCTTACCTTCACGACCTGACCAAACTGGGAACTGCTTGTATTTATTTGAGCCAAACTCGTAACCGCCCCAAAGCTGCTGGGTTGTACCTCCACCGCTTAATCTTTGACGCGCAAAGCCGTAGCTGATCTCACCAATTTTTGATGACTTCTTAACGGTTGCGCCGTCGGCAATTATCTTTGATGCGCGGTTGTTGCGTTGACCTGCTGTTGCACTTACCTTTTGCTTAACAAATTCTGCAAGCTCAGAGGAAACCTCTTTTGCTTGGTCGGTTGCCTCAGCGTCCATTGCCTTAAAAGATTTAAGAATTGCGCGCAGCTCAGCCTTGTCATAAGCAATTGCGTCCTTAGCCATTTGCGCGCCTTTCCAAAATCTCTAAAACGGTGAGTATGTCCTCGGCTGTCTCAAAAACATCTGGGTGTAGCCCTGTCGCCAGAGCTACCTCCCAAATTATTCTGCTAAGGCTTCCGACGGCGTAGCTTTTGGGTTTGCCTCACCTACGATTACCTCAGCAATACCTTCTGTCCAAATGTCGATCGGCTTAACAGGCTTTCCAGCTGCTTCACGCTTCATGGCGTGATAGGCAAGAAATACTAAATCGGAGATACCGATTTTCTCCTGTGCCTGTGCAATTGTGTGACCTGTGTGCTTTTCCCATTTGACCCACTCAGGCGGTGCAGCTGTGTAAGTAATCTGATCGCCGTTTATGTATTCAATTGTGATTGGTAGTTTCATTTTGTCTCCCGATTGTTAGTGATTAGAAGGTTTCGCTTGGTGTTCCCACCACAACAAATGATAGGTCAACGGTTTGTGCATCTGGTGCTGCACCGCCGACGCTTGGAAATACTGGCATGACGTTAAATGCGAAAACCGCACCAGTAGCAGCTGTCAATGACACTGCTAATGTTGTGTTTGGTGCTGTCTCGCATGCTGTCCACAAAGCCTCGCATAGTGATGAGGCTGCGCCCCAGTCAGCAAGCATTGAAATGTCGAAAGTCCACTGATCGTCAATGTGCTTGTAAGCCTTGCCGTCAAGTGTTTGGTATGTCTCGACGGTTGGGCTGTTCGCAAGTACTGCGCTGGTCGCCTGTGCGTCATAGTTAACGGTTGCAATGGTCACGACTAAATCGCGACCAGTTATGATTGTCGTTGGCATTTTGTCCCCTATGTTGTTTGAGTGTAATAAGTCGAAACGTTTATGTCAGCGACAAGCATTGGAGACTGTCCTACTTCCAACACCGTTGGCTTTTCAATTACGCCTACGACGTATCCTGCGGGCATTGCCGCAAGAATTCCGATTATGAGCTTTTCCAGATTGTCCAGTGAGCCTGCATTGCTATTGCTGGCAACAATGGCGGTGATTGCAAAATTAAGTTTGACCTGTGTTTTTGCCTTGCCAATTAACACAACCTCCATGTATGGGCTGTCAGGTACAACAACAATGGCTGGCGGTATTGGTGACTCAGGCACGCTCGGATACACGTTTGCAGATAGCGCGCTAAAGGCGTTTGCTAGAGCTGATCGTGTCTCGGCAATTGAGTTGGCTGGCATTTATTGACAAACCGTTTCACTGTCGAGATACGGCATAAGTAATGTGGACACCCTGTTTGTCAAACTTCTACCCATGCGATACGGCGAGCTGGTAAAATCAACGCCCTCGATCTGTCCACCAGCTGCAACGCGTGATTGAAAGACTTCAACGCTAACAGCCAAAATTGCTGACTCAATTGCTGGTGTGCTGGCATAGATTTGAGCAGCTGAATAACCAGACAATGTTGCCTTGCCGTTTGGCACGATTGGGCGCAATGTGACATCTGCGTTTGTAAGTGCTGCCGTAAAGTAATAAGGCGCGCTGTCAACGACTGTAAAAGTTGCCGTAAATGGTGCAGGCAAGCCAGTTACGATTACTGATTGACCCGCTACAAAATAATGTTCGCGGATTGTAAAAAATGTTGCAACATTGTCCTTGAGCTTGTACGCATCAATTCCCGAAACATTTGCAACCAGCATTGGCAAAATTACGTCCTCGCTGGTGTTAATGATCTCGTCTAAATAACTGTCGCTGTAAAGTGAAACGGACACGCCAAGCACCGTGCGCAACTGACTAGCTGTGACAATGGCTGGCATGTCCGTTTCCTTTCGACTGCTGTGGCGAGATCGGGAGAACCCGCCACATGATTAGTTAATGGCTAGTTATCAGGTCTTGTTGATACCAAACGCGCCTGCACCGATCTTGGTTGCAATTGCGCCGTATCCATAAACTGAAACTGCGATTTGTCCTGATGCGATTACGTCTGCACGCAAGCGGTATGTTGGTGACTCGTACCATGTGTAAGCACTTGGGTTGATGATTAGCATTGAGTCATCTTTGTCAGTGTCATTTGCTGACGGTACGTTTGCTGTGACGTATAGATCAAGTCCAGCGACATTGCCGCGGATTGAGTCTGGACGTACTACGCCGCCTGCGTTGCTTGGCTGTGCAGCCATATATATCGGTCTCCCCGAGTCGTTTAGTGTCATTAAATTTGCCCACTGCGACGTATTTGCCAAGATGTTTGTTGCAAAGCCTTGTGTGTTTGAGTAAACAGATGCAGCACCGCGTGACACAAAGCCAAGCAACTCAGAAGCTGTTGGGTATGTTGTCAGTGTTGTTGCATCAGCTGTTGCACCAGATGCCAGTGCTGTGTAAACAGCAAGGTCGGTTGCCTTTGCATAAGCTGCTGACATGTTGTTTAGCAACTCGTTAAAGAATAATGGTGATGTGCGATCTAGTAATTCAACGCTAAATGTTTGTTGTCCAGCATACTTTTTGACTGTAACTGACAAGAAACTTGAAGCCTGATCTGTTTCGCTTGGTGTGCCTGCTTCTGATGTTTCAGCAACTGTTGGCATTGTTGTGATCTTTGGAATTTCAAATGACATACCAGCATCAGGCAAAACGCCACGGCTGATTGCGTCAATTGCTGATCGTGTGTTGTTAGCAAGTCCGTTGATAACTTCTGTCAACTGACGTGTAGGCACAAGACCTGCGTTGTCTGTTGTGTCATCTGCCGCTGCGACATACTGACGTGCTGACTCCTCGCCAAGTGATGCGCGGATTGTGTTTTCCAAATACTTAGCAGCTGTGAACTCTAGGCGTGGCTTTGATGTCCAACCACCTACTGCTGGCTTTGCATTTGCTGTTACTGACTGTGCGGCTTCTACCGTTTCGACGGCTTCCGCTGGTGTAACGGTTTGTTCCACTTCGTCGTCCTTTTCTGTTGGTGTTGCATCTGGCTCAATTGTTGAGTCAGAAATCTCCTCGTCGCCCTCAGTAGCTGCGACTTCAGCGACTCGCGCTGACCTAATTGCTGGCTCTGACGTTAAAGCAACGCCAGTCATTTCACCCTTGATAATGCGTACTGTGCCGTCCTTCAAGGTTTCATACTCGTCAAAATAAACCTCAACGCTAAAACCGTCGCGCAAACCTTCAGCAGCTTCTACAAGTGCATCTGTACCAGCTGTTGTGTTGGCGATCTTAAATGTTGCGTCAATACCTTGCTCGTTTGACTCAATTGACAAAGTCTTACCAATACGGCGTGTGCGGTCATGCTCTAGGTTAAGCAAAACAGACTTTGCTTCAATGCTGCCCTTAGCAAATTGCACCTTGCCAATTGAGGCGTTTCCTGTCTCCTCAAATGTCACAATGCGACCAGTGATCGTGCGACTGTTTGAGTCAGCTGCGGTGATAGCAATTGGCGTAATGAGTTTTTTCATAACAACATGTCCTCCTCTGCGCGAATTTCCTCGACCGACATTGCGCCGATACGATTTAAGATTTCATAAACCTGCGCGCGCTCATAAGGATTGCCACGCAAGAAATTGTCTAAGTCAAACATGACTTTGTTGCCAGCTGGTGTGAAATCGGCAAAAGATAACCTTTGTTCCAAAATTGACATGTAATTTCTAAAAGCAAAGTCCACCAGGTCGCGCCTTTTGTCTAAGGCGTTGGCGTAGGTAAAACTTGACTGCTGGCTGTCTGTAAAATACGCAGGTATGCCGCAGGCGCGTGATAATTCAAGGCTGACATAATTACGTGCTTCATTAAGCTGTAAATTCTTAGGGTCAAAGCCAACTGCCTCCATAGTTACGTCAGCATTAAGAAACGCTGTTGATTTGTTGGCTCTAGCTGTGCGCCATGCCTGCAAAATCTTTGCGACGCGATCTGCTGGCAATGATGTGCCGTTTGACTTTAACACCATCAACGGTGTTGGCTCGTTGGCAAAATTAAGTGACGCTTTTTCTAACGCGGCAGCAGCTTTGATTGTGCGACCTGCGCGTGCAAGCAAACCTTCTTGCGTATTTGGAAACACAACAAGATTTGTTGGGTCAATTGGCTTGCCGTCAATTTCATACGCTGTAATTTCTGTATTATCAAAATTTGTTGTAATTGACACGCGCTCTGGTGCAACTCTTTCCATTGCGCGAATTTTGCCTGTATCGGCGTATCTTTCCATGACCATTGCATACGCTGAATTGTGAAAGAATAAATCAGAAATCAACCAGCCATAAAATGTAGAGCCTGGTATGCGTGGGTCAGGTTGGCTAATTACACGCGGTTGTGTGACTTTCTCGCCTGTTGCTTCGTTTCGTGTATGCAATGGCAATGATGCAATTGTTTGGATAATGCTCAATGCACGCGCAACCGTTGGCACGCTCATTGCTTCTGCGCGGTTTGCTTGCGCTATGCCGTAAAAATAGAAATTGTTATTTTCTGTAAAATACGGCGCAAGAGATGCGTCAACGTCCAAAGGCTCAGCTGTGACGGCAGCTGTAACCTTTGGCACAAATAGATCGAATAAACCCATGTCCTAATTCTGACAGGCTTATACGATCAACCAACCATGATGTCAAGATCATTGTCTGGGCGTGTCGCAAAGTGTGTCACCAGCGCAACAGCGACCGCACCGCACACAATGGCGTTGCTGGCACGTCTGCCAATGACCCAACCGCCGTCACCACGACGCAATTGCACCGCAGCTAGTATTTCCTCAGTCAGCTGTGATTGCCCTCGGTGTTTGAGTCTGCCACTGTTAATAGCCGACAACATTTCGTCGCAGCTTTGCGGATACGCACCGTCCATGTCAAACACTGGTATGCCAGCAGGTGCAAGCCGTGAGGCAACCGCGCCAGCTGATTTTCTGCTGTAAAGCACATACTCAGTCGGATACTTTCGCGCATAGTCTGCTAATTCGTTTGCAATTTCCCGATCATCTAGCTGTAAGTCGTTTGACCAGCTGTGCAGCAGCTTTACAACAAATGACTCATCTGCCAATTTCTGCGCACCGACCAAACTGGCGTGTTTGCGATCTGGTGACAAGTCAATAGCCAGCCACGTCAATTTTTCAGGGTCAAGATCGACGCTCTTATCAAGGCACTTATTCCACGCGCTCGCATCAACAATGTTTTGGATTGCGACTACCCACCTGCACAACACCTCGGACATGACCACGTTTGGCGGGTCATTGAGTACTGACCTGATGTTGTCCTCATGGATAGTCACACCCATTGCTGGGTTGGCATGACGTGCGTTTTCCACGCTGATTTCATCTGTTGGCGACGACCACTCAAAATACCCAATGTTGTCATCAACACCGCCAATAGTTGCAAGGGCGCGATCTCTAAAAGAATTTAAAACTACCGACGTGTTATCGCCAGCATTGGAATAACCCATGAGCATTGGGTTGGGTGACGCCATAAGGGTGTACCGCAATGATGCGTACGAGTCCATGTTGTTCATACGCAACAACTCGTCCAAGTGGATTGTTGACGGTCGGCTGATACCGCGAGCAGCTGAACCACCAGCACGCACCATGAACCGCGTGCCCCTCATTGTCTCGATTTCCTCAGCCCCATGATTAAGGCGTACCTTTTTGACCTGCTTAGCCAGAAAATCATTTGCCTCAATAGTCCACATCATCTGTCGAAACTGCTCTAGTGAGGTGTTGAGAGTATGAGCTTGTCCAATTTGCAACGGCTCGTCCCAGAGAAACAGCCCACCAAGAATTCTGATCTGCTGTAAAAATGATTTTCCGTTTTGACGTGCGACGCAAAAAATGTTTTGAGGCGTAGCCCAGCGACCGTCTGGCTTGACCTTGTGGCTGTGGATAAGGGCAAATTTTTGCCACTCCATAAGATCAACGCCCAAACTAGAGGCTAGGTCTATCAATTCGTGCCCCAAAGAGGGTAAATCGTTGAGCGGCGTGTGAATTCGAGGCGTTTGTACGCCCATTAGCGGTATTTGCAGGTCTGTGTCCCTATCTTTTCCCTGTTCGACCCGATTGCGACCGTCTGATGCCCCTTCTAAGGCTTCTGAGGGCTTCTCAGTCGTTTTCATGCGACTTCGAGTCGTTTTTGGTATAAAAAGGAACAG